GATTCAAGCGCGGGCGAATGGCTACAAACTTCATACAACACACATGGCGGTGTTCACGCTAATGGTGGTACGCCATTGCGTAAAAACTATGCTGGTATTGGTTACACATACGACCGCACACGCGATGCGTTTATTCCTCCGCAACCATTTCCATCTTGGACATTAAATGATGACACTTGTTTGTGGGATTGCCCCGTTGCTTATCCTACTGATGGCAAGCGTTACACATGGGATGAAGCGACAACATCTTGGGTTGAAGTAGTTTAAGGATTTGCCATGACTATCGTTTTAGACGGGACAAAAGGGGAAACCCCTGCATCGTGGACAACTGCGGGTCGCCCTGCATCACCGTCAGCGGGTCAATGGGGATTTAATACAACTTTAAATTACCCTGAATGGTATGACGCTAATGGCTCTGCTTGGGTTGCAATGGCAATTTTTCCAACATATTCTGCTAGTTATCTTATTGTTGCTGGTGGTGGTGGTGGTGCATGGAATATTGGCGGTGGCGGTGGTGCTGGCGGTGTGTTATCAGGTACAACAACATTTGTTCCATTAACTTTATATACTTTCACAATTGGTGGCGGTGGTACTGGCGCACAAAATAGTGGAACACCAGCAATAAATGGTTCTAATACAACTGCATTTGGTTTAACTGCTATTGGCGGGGGTAGGGGCGGTAACAATACTGCATCCCCGATAAGTGGGGCTTCAGGTGGTTCAGGAGGCGGGGCTGGAGGACAATCTACTGGAACTGGAGGGTCTGGTACTTTAGGACAAGGTTTTGCTGGCGGTAATGGATTAAGTGGTACTTCAGGCGGTGCTGGTGGTGGTGGTGGTGCTGGCGCAGTTGGTGTTACTGGCGTTTTGGGGCAAGGCGGTGCTGGAGGTGTTGGTGTATCTTCATCTATTACGGGGTCTGCAATTTTTTATGCTGGTGGTGGCGGTGCGGGCGGTATTAGTAATAACGGTTCACAAGCCTCATTTGCGGGAACTGGTGGAAACGGTGGCGGTGGCGCGGGTGGATATGGTGCAAATAGCGGTATAGGAAACGGGACTGCTGGAACTGCAAATACAGGTGGTGGCGGTGGCGGTAGCGCAAATTATGGTGGAGAACCTGCAACTATTGGTGGCAACGGGGGTTCAGGCGTAGTAATTATTTCTATTCCAACTCCTTATTACACAGGAACAATTACAGGGTCGCCAACTGTTACAACAAGCGGGTCAAATACGATTATTAAGTTCACTTCATCGGGAAGTTATACGGCATAAATAGGATAAAACATGACAAGAAAATTAAAGATAGCAGTTTACGCAATATGCAAAAACGAAGAACAGTTTGTAGATAGGTTTTGTGATTCGGCTAAAAATGCCGACCTAATTCTTATTGCCGATACTGGTTCTACCGATGGTACGGTTGCTAGGGCAATTCAAAACGGCGCATTGGTGCATGACATTTGTGTAAGCCCTTGGCGGTTTGATAAAGCCCGTGATACTGCCCTAGCCTTGTTGCCGCGTGATATTGATGTTTGCATTTCGCTAGACCTTGATGAAATTTTAGAAGAAGGTTGGCGCGAAGAAATAGAACGGGTATGGCAAGAAAACACTACACGCCTACGATACAAATTTGATTGGGGTTGCGGCATTAGTTTCTTTTACGAAAAGATACATCACCGCAATGGCTACCATTGGCATCACCCCGTGCATGAATATCCCCGCCCTGATGGTCGCATACAGGAAATTTACGCGCATACCGATATGCTATTGGTTAGGCATTTACCTGATAACACCAAATCACGCGGGCAATATATGCCGCTACTGGAACTTGCGGTTAAGGAAGATGTACATTGCCCCCGTAACGCGTTTTATCACGCTAGGGAATTAACTTTTTATGCGCGTTGGCAAGAAGCCATCGTAGCGTTAAATAAATATCTTGCAATGCCCGAAGCCACTTGGCAAAACGAACGATGCTATGCAATGCGTTTATTGGGCAAATGCTACGATGAATTGGGGCAATCAGTAGAAGCGCATAAGTGGTATCGCCTAGCCATTGCCGAAGCCCCTAACACCCGCGAACCTTGGTGCGAACTGGCGATGTTCTGTTATCGCCGTAGCCTTTGGGTCGAATGTTATTCTGCGGCTAAATCAGCACTTGAAATAAAAGATAAACAATTGGTGTACACAATGGACCCTGAAGTTTGGGGGGCTAGACCTTGGGACTTGGGAAGTATTAGCGCATGGCATTTAGGCTTAAAAGATGAAGCAACACAACTTTTAGCAGAAGCCATAAAATTAGCACCTGATGACCAAAGATTGCGAAGCAATATGCAATTTATGGATACAGATTACAAAACCTTTGATAAGGTCGAAAATGCCGACACCGTTAGAAGCCCATGAAGAAATATGCACATTGCGTTATGAAATGCTTTGTGCGCGTATTAAGCGATTAGAAGGCATCATTATTAAGGCTTGCGGGGCTATGTTGTTTGGCATGGCGGGCGTGATTTATTCATCTTTGATACACTTGAAATGAAAGATTACGCCGTTGCATTTCTTGCGGCGGTTTGTTTAATTGTTACCGTTCTATGGGCGGTTTTTATCTTAGTATGGGTTTGGTATGGTCACGGCTAAAAAAACCGCTAAAACACCCGTTAAAGCCCCTGCAAAGGTAGCCGCCGTTAAGCGTTCTACGCCCAAGCCTAAACTTGCGCCTATACCCGCGCCCGAACCCAAACCCGAACCTAAGAATCAAACCAATGTTGACAAAATAATTGGCTTGATTGAATGGGTTGATAACCCGTTTAAATTGTTTACGGTAATTCTTTTATCGTTTCTTTTCTTTGCAGGTTACTTTGCTTGGGATAGCCGCCAAGTAATCTTACAGGCAATTACAACGCAAGATAAGATGCCGCAACTGGCAAAGCAAGAAGATTTGCTACCGCCCGCACAATCATTGATAAAAGATGTTGACGGGCTTATTTTGTTGGTTCACAAAGCAAACTTGGCAAGCAATTCCCGCACAACTGTTTTAGCCTTAAATGCCGATGGAACGCGTGAAAAGAAAATAGAAGGAACGGTTACATCATTGTTTAACGCAAGCGCAGATAGGAATAGCGCAATGGTTGCAATGCTAAACGGTGAAGTTCTATGCGAAGAATTTAACCCGTCATCTAAGGTTGGTGAATGGGGTGTAAAGCAAGGCGTTAAGTTTATGTGCCGCGGTAGCATCCCGCCCGACTTAGGAAAGTTTGCGGGTTATGTTGCCATAGGATTTAAAGACAAAGTAGAAGATATTGCCGCACTTAAAACGCGAATCAATCTAGCCGCAACGGATATGGCAGATGAATGAAGTGGCTTATACTTTTATTTGCATTGGTGATTGCGGGTGCGGTCGCCAAAGATGGATGCCATGTGCGCGAGTTTTACGGCATTGGCTACACGGTACATGACCCGACAGAACGCTATCTAAAAATGATGGCGTGGTTAAAGACAAACGCGCCATACTGCAAGCAATCGGATTATGTGGTCATGTGGAACAACATAGGCGAATGGGCGGGTACATCTGATAGCGTATTGTTACGACAGGAAATAATACACGGGTACAAAAATGCAGGGGTTAAAAATGATAATCCCAAGTAAATGGTATCCAACCGTGCAACCGCGGCATGATGTACAAACTGTAGCGTTTGATAGGATGGTTAAGCGCGTACAAGAAGATTACGATAACGCGATAAAAGCGCGTAAAGTTGAAACTGTTAATCACGAATTGGATGTAGAACTTTATAACAAGCGGGCGCGGGTAAACCAACTTGAACTAGAAATGTTTACCGACCGCCGCAGATTTCAAATTTTTGTTTAAGGAACATTATGCTAACTTTACTTTCTACTTTAATTTCTTTTCTAATGGGCGGCTTACCTAAAATACTAGATTTTTTTCAAGATAAAGCCGATAAATCGCACGAACTACAGTTAGCGCGTTTGCAGATTGAACGTGAACTGGAAATGCGTAAGTTAGGATTTGAAGCGCAAGAACGCGTAGAACATATCCGTAGTGAACAACTGGCAACCGAATCCGCGGCAAACACTACGCAAGCCCTGATAGGCGCACAACAAGCGGAAATGCAAGCCATCTACGCGCACGATACATCTTTGAATGAGGGTACTAGCCAATGGATGCGTAACCTACGCGCATCGGTTCGCCCCGTCATTACCTACGGTTTCTTTTTCTTGTTGTTGTTTGTCGATGTAGGTTTGTTTGCCTACGGTTGGCATCAGGGCGCAACATTTGTTGACCTTGCCGAAATGCTTTGGGATTCTGATACGCAAGCATTGTTTGCATCAATTATTGCTTTCCACTTTGGCGGCAGGGCGTTTGGAAAATGAAAGTTTCCGACAAAGCCATAAAGATGATTCAGCATCACGAAGGGGTTAGGCAACGCCCCTACCGATGCCCTGCTAAGTTATGGACAATTGGGGTTGGTCATGTGATGTACCCCGAACATGGCAAACTTAAAATTGAAGAACGCGTAGGCTTGCCGTTACGCCCTGAAGATGAACGCATCTTTTCAATGGATGAAGTAAATGCAATTCTTAAATTTGACCTTGATAGATTTGAACGCGGCGTGGAAAAGTTTTGCCCCGTACCACTTACACAAGGTATGTTTGACGGGTTGGTATCTTTTTCTTTTAATGTGGGTTTGGGAACACTTCAAAGAAGTACGCTACGCCAAAAGTTATTACGCGGCGATAAAGAAGGCGCGGCAGAAGAACTAATGAAATATTGCATGGCGGGCGGCAAGGTTCTTAGGGGGCTACAGAACCGCCGCATCGATGAACGCGCATTATTTCTAAGTTAACTTTGTATTTGGTTAATGTCGAACCTATCCGACATAACTTCTTCATAGTTAAATCGTTTGCCAAAACATTCGCTAATGTAAATTTCTTGGTCGCCGTATGCCACTAAAGTACGGTTATAAACAAATGCTTTTTTAGGCAAGCGCACTTTACCGCCAACAAAGTTATGCGCCTTGTTGGTAAGCCGCCAAACGCCCGCGCCTTTTTTTTCTTTATCATCATTAGGTGCAGATTCAACCAAGCCCCAATGCCGCATTGTTGAAAATGATTTTGCCCGCATCATCCAACGCGGTGCTACTTTTGCGGTATGAATCCAACCATCGGCATCTTGTTCATTCTTTTTCATCCAAAGAAGTGAAAGCGCGTTTGTTTCATCAAGATGGAATGTGTTTATCTTTCCCCATCTTGCACAACAAGGGCAATTACCGCCATCACTTTCTAAAACTTTTTTGTAATCGGCGCGTAGCCTTTTCAAATATTCTTCTTCAAATAAATCATTCATTTTGTAATGTCCTATAAATTGGGGTACTTGATTTCCCCCGTTTTTATTTAGAAGGGCGCATCGTCATCAAATACAGGCGCGGATTGCTTAGTTGTTTTGGGTTCTAACGGCGGTTTAGCACTAAGCCAACCATCCCAATTAAGCGGCACATTATCAATCTTTAGGCTAATGCCCTGCCCTTTATCCCAAAGCGTACCAACCTTGGCAAAGCGTTTTTTGTTATTGCCTTGGGCATCGGTGTATTCGCCCACTACGGCGATTAAATCTAATTTAGTTGACATGGTTTAATCTTTCATTCAGTTTACTAATTTTGGTATCTAGTTCGGCTAAGAACTTAACCACTTCTATTTCAAGCGTTGCCGCATATTCCGCATCAAATTCAACCCGCTTAACAAACATTTGTAACCCGCTTGGTAGGCGTGGGTCAAACGATACGAAATCGCACCAAGCCCTACCCGTACAAATCATTTGCCATTGCATTTGCGTTATGTACTTTGTAGGCACTTGTTCAGTAATCAATGTGTCGATATGGGTAGCGGTGTTAGGGCATTTAATTTCCAGTAACCCAAACAAGCCTACCAAGCCATCAGGCGATGCCCCTGCGCGTTCAATTGTTGGGTGCTGAACATACCCTACTTCATCAACCAAAACATCGGCTAGGGACTCATAAGCGGCGCGGGCAAGTGGTTCGGTTTCCGTACCCCATTGCATAGCCGCATTTGTGTA